GTTTGGCGGGGACCAAGGTTACCCACGCGCTGTGGCCTTCTATGAAGAGCGCTTGTATTTTGCTGGGACAACAGGTCAGCCGCAAACCATCTTCGGCTCTGCTACTGCTGACTTTGAGAACCACACACCCGGCCTAAACGATGACGATGCTATCAACGTCACCATCGCCTCGGACCAGGTAAACGTCATCAAGCACATGATTCAGGGCCGCTTCTTGCAGCTTCTGACAACCAGCGCCGAGTTCACTCTGTCTGGCGGCACCGGCACCCAGCCTGTCACGCCAACCAACGTCAACGTCCTTCGTGAGACTACCTTTGGCTCGTCTGACGTGCGCCCCATCCGCGCCGGGTCCAGCACGATTATGGTGCAAAAGGGGCAAGAAAAGGTCAAAGAGGTCACGTTTGACTTGGATACTGATGGACTTGTAGGGCGTGACCTTACAATCTTGGCTGAGCATATTGCCCGTGGTGGCCTGACGGATATGATTTGGCAGCAGGAACCGGAGCTTATCCTGTGGTTTGTGCGCAGTGACGGTGTTCTCGTTGGCCTGTCTTACGACCCTCAGAACCAAACGATTGGCTGGCACACTCACCCAATGGGTGACTCCGGCGTTGTCGAGAGTATAACGGCTATACCTAGCGGCGCTGAGGACCAAGTGTACCTTTCGGTCAAGCGCACCATCGACGGTTCTGTCGTGCGCCACATCGTGTTCATGGAGAACATCTACTTTGGCACAGACGTTTCTGATGCCTTCTATGTAGACTCCGGTCTGACATATGACAGCACGGCCACAACCACCATTACCGGCCTGAACCACCTTGAGGGTGAGACGGTGCAGATACTGGCTGACGGCGCGGCGCACGCGGACAAGACTGTTAGCGGCGGCACGGTCACACTGGACCGCAGTTCTAGCACAGTGCATATCGGCTATTCCTACGATTCCAAAGTTCAAACGCTTCGCATGGAAGGCGGGGCGGACGACGGTGTGTCTCAAGGCAAAATCAAGCGCATCCACGGGGCAACCATCCGGTTCCTCGACACGGTAGGCGCAGAGATTGGCCCTGATGAAGACAACCTGGACCGTCTGCCTTTCCGCGACAGCAGCATGTCCATGGATGAAGCTGTGCCAATGTTTGATGGGGATAAGGAGATTTCGTTCCCGTCGGGTTATGACAATGACGCCAGAGTATTCGTTAGACAGACGCAGCCTCTGCCGATGACTATTCTGGCAGTAATGCGGAGGTCCAACACATTCGATGCTTAATGTACGACCCTATGCGCACAATGATGTGTATGACATTGAACTGGATTACGAGTTTGGTCGGGCCTCGCGGGCGGGATTGCTAAGTCACAACGAGATAGTTGCCTACACGCTACTTGATGACGACAAGGTGCTGGCAGTTGGCGGGGCGCATGTCATGTGGTTTGGCGCGGGTGAGGCTTGGGTGCTGGTCTCACCGGACTGCTTGAACCAACGTGCATCCTTTGCCCGTTATGCAAAACGGCTGTTTGATAGTATATTGCAAGACACAGAGTTACGCAGGGTGCAAGCCAGCATCCATGTAGATGATGACCGGGCATATAGGTTTGCAGAGTGGCTCGGCTTTGAGAACGAGGGCGTTATGCGCAAATACGGCGTAGATGGCGGAGATTACTACAGAATGGCGAGGGTGCAGTAATGGAGCCGGTAACAGCCGCGATTGTTGGTGGCCAAGCACTTGGCGGCGTTATGTCGTTCAAGGGGCAACGTGCTGCCGCTAAGTCTGCTCGTCAGGTTGCAGAGTACAACGCCCAGGTTGCAGAGAACGAGGCTGTTCTCCTTGCCCGCGCAAAGCGCGACGAGGAAGTAAACCTGCGCAGACAAGGCGAACAGTTAATCGCCGTTCAGCGGACTGCGACAGCGGCGTCCGGCATACAAATGTCAGGCAGCCCCTTACAGGCTCTTGCCAGCAGCTACTATGGTATTGAAGCAGACGCGGCCAAGCTAAGGTATGCCGGTGACATAGAGCAGGTGCAAAAGATGTCAGAGGCTGACTTAACTCGCGTTCAAGGCTACGCACGTTCACGGGCCCTCAAAACCCAGGCTTACGCTTCGCTGCTTGGAGACGCTGCCTCGACATATTCAACATATAAGGCGATTGGATAATGCCGCAGATTCCTCTCTATAATAAGGGTCTTGGTCCTGCTGTCAGAACAGCCTCTGGCCAGCTATCGCCCCGCGCCTCGTCTGCCGCATTTGAGCAGGTCGGGCTGGCTCAAGCCCAGCTTGGCAGGGCTGTGTCTGATGTCGCCAAGGTTGCCGCTGAGTTTGAAATTGCCAGGCAAGACGCGGAAGTTGATGAGATTGCGGACGAGTATTCCAACACCGTAAAGGATAGCTATCGCCAATTAAACACGCAGCCGACCACAAGCATTGATGAATACAGAGATGCAGAGCGCACCCTGCGTGAGGGGATTGTCGCTGGCGTTGATGGCATGGCCAAGCTTGGCTCTCGCCAGAAGCAGGTTCTCAAAGACAAAGTTAATAAATATGCAGACCTGTTTTCCGCAGAGGGCGAGCAAGCTGCTTTCACAAGGTTTTTAGGCAAGGCGTCTGAGACGGCAAATAAACGTGCTGACTCTATGCTGAAAGATGCAGTGACCGGCACACTGCCGGTTGAGTTTGCGGTCGCAGAGTACGAGGAGCATTACAACCGTAGCATCAATCGCGGCTACACCATGAGCAAAACTCCCGAACAGTTTAGATATGCTCTTACGTCTGAGCGCGTAAACCTGTTTGCGATGGATGACTCTAAGACCCTAGATGATGTAGAGGCCGAACGTGAGAAAATTCAGCGTGGAGAGGGTGAATATGGCGGCCTTGATTTGCCGCAGAGGGACGCTTTGGCAAGCCGCCTTGGCGACCAATTAAAGTTTCTTGAAAACGAGGCTGTCGTTGCGGCAGGGGAGTCATTTGATGACGGTCTAGCCCTGATTACCAAGGCTACCAGTCCCGCGTTTCGCTCAAACGCTCTTCCAGACATTCAACAGTCTATCCAAACCATGCGCGACCTTCGTATGCCGGACAAAGCGTTGGAGATGGAGCAGACGCTTGACATCACCCTTGAGGTTCTTGACGCAAGAGACACGTTGCGCTTTGCGGACACTGCCGAGGTCAACGCCTACCTGACTGAAATGGACGACAAGGCGCGTGAAGCGTTGAAGTCTGGGGACGCGGCTGAAACAGCAAGAGCAACACAAGCGTATAACAAGGCTAGGGAGCTTATGACGCTACGTCAGCAGGAGGTTGACGCTGACCCCGCAAAGTACGTCAACGAAGCGTTTTCTGCCGTCTATGGCAAGATGCCCACACCGGAGCAAAGCCTGCAACGCCAACTGGACATGGGCATCTCGGAGCCAAAAATACGACTCCTCACCAATCAGCAGGCAAAAGAGTTCGCCACGTCAGTTTCAGAGGCGCAAAGCGCCGAAGAAGTTGCGCAGATTCTGCGCTTCCCAGACAAGACTGAAGGCTACTATCTAAGGCAGCTTCGCGGGGCGGGCGTTGGTTTGGCTGACATGTACATGTCTAAAGGGCCGGTCACACTGACAACTGACCAGTTGTTTCTGGCAACACGCAAGGACGCCATTAAGATTCAAGCAACGCCTGTTGCCCGGCAAAATGTCAGAGCCATCGTGCTTGGTGATGCCACCGTTCAAAGCCACATGAAATCCATGCTTGGCGGCAGCTATGCTGACTTTGAGAACAGGACTGTTCGTGGCGCGGTATCCGACACTAGGTCAGGGCATGAGGCCAGAGACGAACACGCCAACATGCTTACTGACTTAACCATCTTTCTTCTCCAAGAAGACGGCAAGGTTATTACAGGTGACCTCGCTCTAACGCCAGAGGAGGTTAAGCCGTATGCAGAAGCCGCTGCTGAAATTCTAAGTGAGAAGTTTTCTTATGTGGAGACGTTTCCAAACACAAACACGTCTCTGCGCCTTCCTGCGCATAGGGCAGGAGACGCGGTTAAGATTGACCTAGGACTTCGAGAAACCACTAGCAGCTTATCGGCGGATGAAATCTTTTTTGAAAGCAATCTTGGCAACGAGGAAGGCACTCCAGAGTATCAGATGGAAAAGGATGCCTATGTAGCCGGGGTCAAAGAGGGTTACGGCTGGGTTGCCAACAACGATGGCGTTACTGCCACCCTGGTTGATGTAACCGGCGGAGTTGTTTTCAGGGATGACAACGGTGTTCCTACGCCAGTTCGAGTGAGCTTTGATGAAGCAATCACAGAGTCTGGAGCGAGAGCCAGAGAGGTCGGAGACATTGGTGGCCTTGTTACAGAGCTATCCGGTCAACGCAGGGCGCTTCTTGACGGCAAGGTAACGGGGCTAGAGCTTCGCAAGCTTGTCGGCACTCCTGAACACGGTGAGGCAATCCGCCGTAACAAAGAGATTGATGCTCAAAGAGACGCGCTTTTGGGCGAAATTAACAGGCTTAAGAGACGCAGGTCTGCCCTGAGAAGGGGCGACTAATGCAAGGCATTTTCCCTGAAATCAGTGACGATGCCTCGCATGTGCGGTCTTACTTCCGCAACACTCCATCCTCTCTTTCCTCTGTGCTTCATCAGGAGTTTGTTTCTGCCGCTAACTTTGGTCCAGAGGCCATTGGCTCTCTTGGCGCATATGTTCGTGCCGAACTGTTTGATGACGACCTTCTGTCGCCGGACGATTACAGAGCCAGCGAGTTCTACCGGGAAGGCGTGAATATCCCAGCGGAAGGTGTTAAGCGCAGCATGGCTGAGTCGTTGGCTGCTGCGCATGACAGGCGCTTCAAGCGAGACCTTGTTCTGGACAGGGCAAGGCGAGGCTTCGGCATTTCAGCTATGCGCTTTGGCGCTGGCATCGTGGGCAGTGTGCTTGACCCTGTGAACGTGGGCGTTTCCATTTTTGCCCCCGTAACTGTTGGTCTAAATGCCACGGCACGGGCAACTGCCATCAAGGCGACTTCTGGCATTACGCAAAGGTACGGCGTTACCGCTGGGCGTGTTGCTTCGGGTGCGGGGGAGGCGGCGGTTGGCGCTGCTGCTATTGAGCCGCTTCTTGTCGCAGGCGCGAAAATTCAGCAAGACCCAGACTATGACCTGTTTGACTCCTTTGTGAACGTCACTATTGGCTCAATACTTGGTGGCACAATCACAGGTGTTGGTGGCAAGTTTGCAGATGTATTCCGCCGCGCAGACCCTGAGACCAATGTCCAGGCCATGCAGGTTGCAACCTCGCAAATTGCAGAGGGCATGCCTGTCAGGGTCGATGCAGTCTTTGACGCGGATATGGCGGTCAGCCCGCAGCTAAGAGCCGAGGGTGTTGTAAAGCGTACAAGGCGGGAAATAGAAGAGCTTGTCGTGACCCCGCCGCGCACCAATGAACTACCGCCAGCCCTCAAGGCCAAGAACACCACGCCAACAACCCTTCGTGGCTTCATAGCAAAAAAGGGCAAGATTGACCCGCAATCAATAGGCGCTGCTGAATTAAGGCAAGATTTAGACGCGGGCGGGTTTTCTCTTTTGAAGAAAGATGGATTGCCGGTCCAGCGGATGATTGAAGCTGCGCAGGAGGATGGCTACTTCCCGGCCAAGGTGGACATGTACGAGGATGAGGTCACGCTTGATGAGTTCTTGGAGGCCGTAAAGCAAAACCCATATAGCTCCATAGACTCCAAGGCCGCTGAGAAGGTCGCCGCAGATGACCTGTATGAGCAGGTTATGGACCTTGGCATCAACCCAAAGGGCATGACAGACGAAGAGCTTTTTGAGGAGATTGCCCGTCGTCAGGACGCGCTTACAGAGGCCGAGGCCGCTGCCATTAACGAGGCAATGGGGCCGGGGATTACGCAAGAGCAGCTTGACGCCGAAATAGCGTACACACAACAGATGTATGAAAGCGGCGCTGGCCTGTCTGAGTTTGAGCCTTATGCTGATGAGCTTGCGTCCCTTTCCAAAGACCTTGATGCAAGGCTTGCGTCCGAGCCTAGTGCGGTAAAAGCGATGGACGACGACATAGACTTGCTGCAACGCAAGGCAAATGCGCTCAGGGACAACGGCATTATTTCTGACGAAGAGATTGCAGAGCTTCGTGAGTATGACGACCTGATTGCCCGCATTGATGAGTTGCGGCCAGTAATCGAAAGTGGCGCGACTTGCGTCATAAAGAGGCGTTAGCATGGATGATTGTGTAAAAATTGTTGCCCAGGCCGCACAGCAGCGAGGCGTTACTCTGGGCGCAGATGAGTCAGAGGCGATTGTTAAAGAGCTTCGCAAGCAGGTTGGTAAGCGTAAAATACACAGCGCTGATGAGTTGCAGGTGGCAATCGACGTATCCTTTGAGAATGTCAAAGCCCTTCGACTGCAAGCGAGACAAGCCAAGCGGGAGGCTTTGCTTCGCATCGTCAAGCGCCGCGAAATCAATGACAAGATTGACAGCTATGTTAGTGGCCCCACGGCTAAATTTTTGCGTGAAAAAACTGACTCGGCAAGAGAGTTCGAGGCTTATGACGCGCAGCAGGTTGGCACCGCACAGTTTACTACCGGCGCACGGGACAGCGCAGCAAACAACATCAGTGCAGATACCAACGGAAACATAAGCAGTCTGCTTAGCGCACTCGGCCGCAAAGGTGACACGCTTGAGACGACGTTGCGCAAAGGGACACTCGACAAAGAGGCCTTTATTTATGCCTATAATAAGAAGGCAGATGTACCGGATGATGCAAAGGCCATCGTTGACGTTATCAGCAACATCCTTAACGGACTGCGTGAGCGCAAGAACCGGGCCGGTGCCTTCATCGGTGAGAGGCTCGACTTTCTTGTTAAGCAGGTGCATGACTCTGAGCTAATCAGGCGCACACCGTTCCAACAATACCTTTCAGACTTCCTAAAGCTTGTTGACCACGACAGGACGTTTGGCGCAGGTGCCAGCCTCAAAGAAAAAGAGGAATATGTTGCTGATGTTTACAAGCGATTCAGCGCTGGTAGCCACTACAAGGTTGACGAAGGCGGTGACCAGTTGCCGGGTACTGCTCGTGGGCTGAACCTCGCCAAGAAGATGAGCCAACAGCGACAGATTCACTTCAAAGACGGCGAGTCTGCATACGACTACGCGACCAAATACTCCCGTGGCAATCTTTACGACAAAGTTGTGCAACAGTTGGAGTATGACGCCAAGGCTATCACCATGCTGGAGCGTTACGGCCCCAATCCAAGAGCCATGCACGAAACCATTAAGCGTGACTTGCAAGTCAGGGCGCAACAACGGGGGGAGCCTGTTTCTGCGCTTACTCTCAAGCAGCTTGACGCAAATTTTGCAAAGCTAAATGGTGAGTTAGACATCCCTGCCAGTAGTTCACTGGCCCATGTTGGCTTTGCCTTTCGTGCGCTAGAAAGCATGTCTAAGCTGGGTGGCGCTGTGTTGTCGGCGTTTCCTGACATTGTGTTCAAGGGCGCTGCCCTTAACAGGATGACAGACATGGGCTTCTTTGGCTCGTATGTGGCTGCGTTTAAGGGTTCTTTTACCCGCCTTCCAAAAGCTGAGCGCAAGTTTTTTGGTGAGATGACGGGTGTGTATGCCGACACTGCACTTGGGGCAGCTTATCGCCGGGCCGGTGCCATTGATGGTATGCCGGGAGCATTTGCCAAGGCTCAAGAGTTGTTCTTCCGCGCCAACCTTCTTCAAGGATGGACAGTGAACAACAAAGCCGGTGTTGTGTCTGCGTTCACATTTTACTTGGGCAGGTATCGCAATACAGCCTTTGCTGACCTTCCGGCAAAAACCAAACGCACTCTTGAGCTTTACAACATAAATGCCGATGAGTGGGGTCTGATGAAGCACATGGACACGCTTGACCCCGGCAGCAAAAAGCACTTTGTCACAGAAGGCGGCGTAGCCTCAATCGCAGACGAGTTCATCGACCCGGTAGTCGCCAAAAAGTTTGCCACCACAGACATCACAGACAATCTGCGCTTGGCTCTCAGGGACGAGCTTGCAACGAAACTGCGGGCCATGAATCACGACTTTGCTGAGACAGCAGTGATTACGCCTGGCGCTAAGGAGCAGGTAATAATGACCCTTGGCACTCAGAAGGGTACGCTTCTTGGCGAGTTCGTGCGAATGGTTGGTCAGTTCCGGGCGTTCCCCGTGGCTGTTATTACCAAGCAACTTCTGCCTGAGTATTATGCCGCTGGCGGTGGTGCGCGTGGCGCTGCTGCTATTGTCCCTATGCTTGTGCTTGCGACAGCTTTCGGCTACTTGTCGGGCGCAGCCAAAGACTTGGTAAAAGGTCGAGAGCCAAAAGACCCCAAATCACTTGAAACTTGGCAGGACGCAATGCTTCGAGGCGGGGGCATGGGACTGTTTGGCGACTTCCTGTTCGCAGAATACAGCCGTTACGGCAGAAGCTTTCAAGAAACACTGCTTGGCCCCGGCATTGGTACAATATCCGACGCCGCTGCTTTGGCACACAAAGCCGCTACCAGCGATGGTGCGGATGCCAGCGACTTCTTCAAGCAAGTGAAGGGGATTACGCCCGGCGCTAACCTGTTTTACACAGAAGCTGCGTTTAACTACCTGTTTTATTACGGGCTGATGGAGAGCCTAGACCCAGGCTTTTTGAGAAAAATGGAAAAGCAGCGGCGCAAAGATTACGAGCAAGAGTTCTGGCTTCCACCAACAGAGTCAGCAGTGCAGTTTTAATTGGTCCTGACTTAAGGTATAAAGGACCGAAGGAGTGACGCATGACAGTCAGCAGCACGAATACGAAAAACAGCTATAGCGGAGACGACTCCACAGTCGTTTTTGCCTATACTTTCAAAGTCTTCGACGACGATGACATCCAAGTCATTCTCCGTAATGACACCACTGGTGCCGAAACTGTCCAGACCAAGACGACACATTACAGTGTGTCGGGCGTTGGCAACACTGGCGGGGGCAACATTACCTTTGTTACGGCCCCTGCAACCGGCGAGACTGTGGTTCTGCTGCGTGCTATCCCGCTAACACAGACCACTGACTACACTCCAAACGACCCGTTCCCTGCTGCCACCCACGAGGACGCGCTGGACCGCCTGACATTTATCGTGCAGGACCAGCAGGAAGAGCTTGGCCGCGCAATCAAGATTTCTAAAACGAATACAATAACTTCGCCTGAGTTTACTGTGGGTGCCACCACACGGGCCAACAAAATCTTTGCCTTTGACAGCAGCGGTGATTTGTCGGTTACGCAAGAGATTGGCACATACCAGGGTACAGACGCGACGACGACTACTAGCGCCTATTCCGAGCGTGACATCATCAAGTCCACCACAGCGGCACAGCTTAACAACGTCTACATCTGCGTGGCTGACTCCGTAGCCGGTGACCTGCTCACTGACACCGACCACTTCGAGCTTCTTGTTGACGCTGTTACGGCTGCTACAAGCGCAACTAACGCTGCTACTAGCGCCACAGCAGCAGCAAGCAGCGCAACGGCTGCGGCTGCATCTGAAAGTGCGGCGGCAACATCCGAAACAAATGCTGCGACGAGCGCGTCTAACGCTTCCACCAGCGAAACAAATGCTGCATCCAGCGCCTCGGCTGCTTCTGCGTCTGCTTCCGCTGCCTCCACCAGCGAAACAAACGCTGCCACATCAGCCACGGCTGCTGCCTCTTCGGCTACGGCTGCCGCTGCAAGTGCCACTGCCGCTGCTGCAAGCGAGACTGCCGCTGCCGCGTCTGAGAGCGCCGCAGCCACCAGCGAGACCAATGCAGCCACGTCGGCAACTACGGCCACTACAAAGGCATCTGAGGCGGCTACAAGCGCCACTAATGCGGCAACCAGCGAGACCAATGCAGCAACATCGGCATCCAATGCCAGCACCAGCGAGACAAATGCTGCGTCATCTGCATCTGCTGCGGCTGCAAGTGCTGCCGCTGCGGCCACAACCTATGACAACTTTGATGACCGTTACCTTGGCTCGAAGGCCAGCGACCCGACTGTAGACAACGACGGTGACCCGCTTGCCACTGGCATGTTGTATTTTAACAGCACCGAAGGTGAGATGCGGGTGTACGACGGCGCACAGTGGATTGCCGCTAGTGCCGCAGCACAGAACGCATTTACCCTTTATGAATATACCGCCACGTCAGGGCAGACCACATTCAGCGGCAGCGATGACAACGCCGCCACGCTGTCCTATACGGCTGGCAGCATCATTGTATTCCTGAACGGTGTGGTGCTTGACCCATCAGACTACACTGCCACCAACGGCACCAGCGTCGTGTTGGGTGCGGGTGCGGCCGCAAACGATGAGTTGAACGTGTTGGCATTTAGCTCGTTTAGCGTGTCTGACACGGTGTCTGCGTCGGCTGGTGGTACGTTCAGCGGCAACATCACGGCCCCTAAGTTTTTGACTACTACGACAAAGATTGAGACTGCAATCTTCCGGGTCAATGCTCAGTCGCTTGGAACAAACACCACGATTGATGCTGACGAGAACGCATTAGCCACCGGCCCGCTGACTGTGGATAGCGGCGTCACCCTGACAGTAACCAGCGGCGGGACATTGGTGATAGCATGAGTACCTTAAAGGCAGACACAATCCAGAACACCAGCGGCGGTGCGGCTACGCTGACGAAGCAGAGTGCGGCGAAGGCGTGGATATTTTATCAGCAAAGTTCTACTGCTATTAAAGGCTCTTTTAATATTTCATCTGTAACCGACTCTGCAACGACTGGTATTGGAACAGTAAACTTCACCAACGCTATGTCTGACGCATTTTATTCTGTTGCTGGCATGAGTGGTAATGTGACTGTATTTGAAACTAGCGCAACGAGTGGTGGAGTATCCTCTTCTGCTCGTTCTGGCGGGAGTTCTTCTGCATTCATATTTAGTTGCGTAAATGAATCTGGCACAAAAGTAGATAACGCAGATGTAAGTTTGACGGTAGACGGAGACCTCGCATGAGTACCATCATCGCAGACAATCTCACCGGCAAGACTGCGGCTGGCAATGTGACGGTCACCTCTGAGGGCGGCGCAGCGACGTTCCAGTTGCAGCAGGGGCTGGCGAAGGCTTGGGTCTTATGGAACCAATCTAGCCCAACCGTTTATGACAGCCTGAACGCGTCTTCTATGACCGACAGTTCGACTGGATTTTTTGACATGAACATTACGAATGCTATGGGTTCGACAAACTATGTTTGTCACTTCAATGCGACTGTGGTTAGTTCGCATGTGGGTCAGGCTCTTGATGTAAGGAATGCTGCAACAGACACTAACGCCAGCCGTATAGAAGTGTTTTATGCTGAAAACAATTCAGCACAAGACAGCACGCGTCTGAACCTGACATTCTTGGGAGACCTCGCATAATGGCCGGAACAATCGTAGCAGACACCCTGACCCACTCGACTGCGGGTTCGCTGACCACCGATTATGTCGTGAATGGTAGTGCGAAGGCGTGGGTATTTGGAACATCTGCCGCTGCTCTTACTGACAGTTTTAATGCTAGCAGTGGAACAGACAATGGCACAGGTGACTATATTTATGCTTTTACCTCCGCTATGGGAAACGCCAACTTTGTGGGGGAATGCACTGCATTTGGTAATGTTAGCAAAACAGGTGTTCAAAGAGTAAACACAACATCTGATGTGCGAGTGAATATAATTACCACATCAGACGGTAATGCTTCTGATAATGATAATTCAACTACGGTTCACGGAGACCTCGCATGACGCCTGACTTCACCGGCACACATCTGTGGGACAGGCTCTGCTGGGCAAAGGAAAACCTTGAGCCGCACCAGTCTGACTACCGGGTTGTCTATGAGGACAGCATCGACGAGTGCGCCAAGATACTGGTGCCGGACCCGAATTGGATGGCGTGTGCGCTTGCCGGAAACATCCTCCCTCCGGTCTGGGTCTACCACGAGCTTGCCAAAGACGAGGCCCGGCCCGACTTCAAGCGGCACACCCGTGGCTACCTGCTGCACGAGACGCCGCCTGTCGGGCCTATGACCGAGGAAGAGGCAATCGAATACCTAATTCAGAAGGACGTGCCGCAGCACGTCTGGCAGAATTGGGATGAGGGCAACCGCCCGAAGATGGTAATCTGCAAGAAAGAGCAGTTGCCGCAAACCCGTGTCTGGCGTAACGCTTGGCGCATCTCTGATGAAATCAAAGTAGCCGCATAGAGGAGTACCCCGATGGCTGTGACAACCTACATCGTAGACAAGGACGGTAATCAGATTGATGCTTCAACCGCTACCGTTCCTGCAAACCGTGACTTCCGAGGCGCTTGGTCGCTGTCGGGCAACGTAATCAGCGAAGACCTCGCCAAGGCGAAGGACATCTTCCGCGACAAAATCCGCGAGGTTCGCGGCCCGCTGCTAGACGCAGAGGACGTGACCTACATGAAGGCGCTTGAGGCTGACGACGCCGACGCAAAGGCTGCGTCTGTTGCCGCCAAGAGCGCCCTGCGTGACGCACCTGCCGCCGCTGCCATTGATGCGGCCACCGACATCGCAAGCCTCAAGGCCGCTTGGGACGCCAGTGTCCTTGGCGATAGCCCCTACGCATAAGGAGTAACCAGTCATGTCACGAGCAAGAGATTTCGCCGACCTCGCCGGTAGCGCCGACGCTGGTGGCCTGACTGGCAGGAACCTCATCATCAACGGTGCGATGCAGGTGGCGCAGCGGGGTACGAGTGTCACCGGCGTAACATCTGGCGCATACCGCACCTGTGACCGCATTCTGTTTTCACCTAGTTCAGCAGGTACTTGGACAGTAACTCAATCAACGGATGCCCCAGACGGCTTCAGCAACTCTTTTAGAATTGACTGCACCACAGCAGACGCTTCGCTAGGCGCAAGCGATTTTGTAATCGTTGAGACAAAGATTGAGGCGCAGAACGTACAACATCTGATGTACGGCGACTCTTCTGCAAAGACTGTCACTGCGTCTTTTTACGTCAAGTCCAACAAAACAGGGACGTACGTTCTTGAATTGCGTCAGCCTGATTCTGGTCGCTTGTATAACAAGACCTACACGATTAATGCGGCAAACACTTGGGAATACAAGACCCTCACTTTTCCCGGTGACGTAAGCGGCACAATCAATAACGATAACGGTGAGGGTTTGAATATGGACTTTTGGCTTGCTGCTGGCTCTACCTTTTCATCTGGTTCAATCGGAACAAGCTGGCACACTACCAGCGCAAACCGTGCGGCTGGTGTGGTCAACCTTGCAGATAGCACTGACAATGACTGGTCAATCACCGGCATCCAGCTTGAGGTAGGCGAACAAGCCACGCCGTTTGAGCATCGGTCGTTTGGCGATGAGTTGGCTAGGTGTCACAGGTATTATCAAAAAAGCTATGCTGATGGAACTGCAGCCGGTACAGTTACGCAAACGGGTTGTAACATGGACTACATTCCATCCACAGGAAACACATGGAGACATACCCATAGTTTTCCGATGGCTATGAGAGCCGCACCAACACAGACATTTTATGTGCCTGACACGGGTACATCAGGTAACGGCGGTTTTGAAGGCGCTGATGACACCGGTAAAGAAACCATTAACGTTGCTTTTGGTTCAAATAAAAGTAGCGTTTACTACAATACTGCTATGGACCGCACAGGATATTTTATGTGGCATTATGAACTTGATGCGGAGTTGTAGACATGGATGAAATAAATTTTGCATCGGCAAAATACGTGGCTATTGACGGCACTAATGTCAGCATCACAGTGGTTATTGATGATGTCACAATGTCCGTACCCCTCGTACCCGGCAACCGCCACTACGACGAAATCATGCGTCAGGTCGCAGCCGGTACGCTGACCATTGCGGATGCTGACTGATGGACATGACCAACCTCATCGACCTGCTGATTGGCGTCATCATCGTTGGCGGTGGCTGGTGGCTGAACCGGATGGCCAACGAGCAGAAGAGGCTAGAAATCCTCATCAACCGTACACGAGAGGACTACGCCACCAAGTACGAATTGCGCGACGACATGAACCGTGTGATGGAAGCGTTGCACCGTGTCGAAGATAAGCTCGACAAGTTAGTGGCTGGCCGCTGATGTGGAACTGGTGCATGTGTTTCTGCTGTACGTCTTCTTAGACGGGCAGGTCAAAAGCAAGGACATGCACTTCCGGAGTGTGGACGACTGTGTGTATTTCGCGCAGCGTCTGCATAAGCAAGGAGGAAACATTACTAGCTTCTGCCTTCCCGTCCAGGTCAGGGAAGACAGTGTAAGGATATACTGATGCTTGCTGAACTCGCTGCCGCCAACGCTGCCTTTGCCGTCATCAAGCAAGCTGTCCAGAATGGCAAGGAGATTGCCGCCGCTGGCAGTGCCGTTGCCGAGTTTGTTGGGGCTAAAGAGAAGCTGCAGCAGAAGGCGCAGAGGAAGGGTGGTGGCTCTGACCTCGAAGAGTTTATGGCTCTTGAGCAGCTAAAGCAGCAAGAAGACGAACTCAAAACCATTATGATTTACGCTGGTCGGCCAGGTCTCTGGCATGACTGGCAGAAGTTCCAAGCCAAGGCGCGGGTGGCTAGGCGCGAGGCGGCGGTTGCTGCCGCAGAGAAGCGTAGGAAAATTATAGACGCGGCAATCATCGCCGCATTTGCTGTCGGGTGTCTGGCCGTTGTGACAGGGCTGGTCCTACTTATCCTACATGAGCAGGGGAGATTATAATGGATATTACAATGGAGCGCTTCTTGGCGTGGAGGATACTGCCACGCTTCATGATGTTCATCATGACATTCATGTACATCCGCGTCATTGAGTGGGGCATGTCCCTCGAAGACATAACCACGCAGCAGAGCGCGATGGTGAGCGTTGTTTCGGGCGCGATGACAGGTGCCTTTGCTGTCTGGCTTGGGAGTGAAAAGAAATGATTCAAGCTTTGTTGCCAATGGTAGGCGAGTTGGCTGGTAGCTGGCTCAAGGGCAAGACAGCGGAGAAGGCCGCAAAGTCCCAGGTGAAGGTTGCCAAGGCGGAGGCCGAGGCTGAAGTAATGAAGACAGCCGCCACGCATGATTCCAAGTGGGAACTCATCATGGCGCAGTCCACGCAGTCATCCCTCAAAGACGAAATCGTCACGGTGATTGTGCTTATCCCCGTCGTGCTGGTGTTCATCCCCGGCATGGAGGGTGTGGTGCAGAACGGTTTTGACCGGCTGAATGAACTACCCGACTGGTATCAATATTTGGTATTCTTGGTGTGCAGTGCCGCCCTTGGCATAAAGGGCTTGGACAAGTTCAGGAAGAAGTGATGGCCCGCAAACCCGCTAAAACGAAGTCTCGCGTAAACGAGGCCGGTAACTACACCAAGCCCACTATGCGCAAAAGACTTTTCTCCAAAATCAAAGCTGGCGGCAAAGGCGGCAAGCCTGGCCAATGGTCTGCCCGCAAAGCACAGATGCTGGCCAAGCAATACAAGGCAGCAGGGGGCGGCTATAAGAACTAATGGCACTCAAGAAACCACAGAAGAGTCTCAAGGCTTGGACAAAACAGAAATGGAGGACGAAGAGTGGCAAGCCGTCCACGCAGGGTCCGAAGGCAACCGGGGAGCGCTATCTACCGGCTAGAGCCATTAAAGCCCTCTCACCCCAAGAGTATGCGGCGACCACGAGAGCAAAGAGGAAGGCTACTAGAGCCGGAAAACAAGTTAGCAAGCAACCAAAACGAATCGCGCAGAAGACGAAGCAATACAGGAAAGCAAAATGAATCTAGTGAAACTGTGCGACGACCTCAAAGCTGACGAGGGCTGCGTCAACGAGATTTACATATGTCCGGCGGGGCATCCCACCTTTGGCATAGGCCACATGATTACCAAGAAAGACCCTGAGCATGGTGAGCCAGTTGGCACTAGCGTTAGCGACGAACGGGTACGGGAAGCCTTCGAGGCTGACATCACCATCACGTTGCAGGACTGCGAGAAGCTATATCCAGACTTTGCTGACCTTCCGGAAGAGGTGCAGCTAATCATCGCCAATATGCTTTTTAATATGGGGTTGCCGCGCCTGTCTCGGTTCCGCAACATGAAGGCAGCGGTAGATGACAGAGACTGGCACCGCGCGGCGGATGAGATGCAGGAAAGTTTATGGTATAACCAAGTGACGGCACGGGCTGACAGACTCGTTGAGCGTATGCGTAATGTTTAGTGTGGAGACTTACATGCCTTATTCTAAATATTCCCCGAAGCAAAAGCGTCTGGCCGCTATGGCCAAGCCTCGCAAGAAGATTACTGGTGCCGACTTGAAGAAGGCCACCAAGATGCGCAAGAAGAAAAAGTAATGCCCAAGAAGCCAGACTCACGACTGAAACGGGCGGGCGTTAGCGGCTACAACAAGCCGAAGCGCACCCCTAATCATCCCACTAAAAGCCATGTCGTTGTTGCCAAGTCCGGCGACAAGATTAAGACTATTCGCTTTGGGCAACAGGGGGTGAGTGGTGCTGGCAAAAGCCCTAAGACTGCATCAGAGAAGGCGCGTCGGAAGTCATTCAAAGCCAGACACGCCAAGAACATTTCCAAAGGAAAGATGTCCGCTGCCTACTGGGCAAACAAGGTCAAGTGGTAAAGACACGCAACCCGCAAGCCAAGAGCCTGATGAACAAGCTGTTCAAGCCTCGCGTCGTCAAGCCCAAGAAGGGCAAGGGTAGTTACTCCCGCAAAAAAGAGCCTCGCCGGGAAAACATAAACCCGACGAGGCCCAGTGGCTAGGTATGATGCCCCCACATCGCTACTTAACCACAGTTGAGTGTCCCAAGATTGCCCTTAATACCTTTACGCGGCAGGATTAACCATATCCTAGTCCGTTATGACAAACCTCTGGGCCGGACTAGGTTGGCATCTTGGTATTCTATTCCGCCGGTTCAGCCTGGCATGTGGCTCATTCCACATGCGAAACGTCTCCAGCACGGACGCAGACAAACTCAATACCCTACGCCCCAAGGAGAAGCCGCCACCCAAAAACTCATTTGTCGGCTGGCCCGTCTGCTTGGTACTCTGGGTGCCGCTCACTCGTTGCCTTCTCTAGCAGAGAAATGAGACCTTCGTTGATGAGCGCCTTCTTCGCCTCATCGTCACACCCGAATACCACAGTGGCTGAACCATCGTCGTGTTCCTCCACCGTCTCGACATTTATTCGGCCAGCAATCATTCAATCCTCCAAATCCTGTAGCCCGTACCGTTAGGCTCTTTGCGTGAACGGTACTTCATACCCCTGTGGTACATAGCACCGCGCACCTTCTCGTAGTCTGTTTCTGTGGTCGCAGCCAAGCAATCCCCGACCTCCATCTGGTCTAGGATATTCCACTTGTCCCGTTTTGCGCCGGGTATTGGTATTCCTTTTTCAAGTATCACTTGACCGCACTCGTCGCATCTTTGCACTACACCCTCCTTGCAAGTCATGGCACAGGATATGTCTGTTGCCATTCGCAATCCACGTTCCATCCATGACATAATGTTCCTTGCCGCAGAAAGCACAGCTAACCTTTCTCGTGTCTTTCTTCTTGGTTCGTGGCCCTATTTTCTTCACGCTGGGCCTCCAGTCCGGCTTTAAGGAAGCGCCCGGCCATCCAGAGAAGCTGCGTCGAGTTCATGTCCCTGTAGTGGGACACCCCGTCGATGCTAACCAGCAACCCGTCTGGCCGAGGCACTACCAAGATTGACTTAGAATGGGATGTCATCATCCAGAGACATTTTCGACTTACGCGCAGTCTCCTGCACACCAGCCGCTTCTGCCACCTGACGGAATCCACCCTGCGACACGTCATCAGCCACGCTGTCGGTTCCAGTGTACTCGACTGGCTGCTCAACTTTCAGCGTGATGCTGCCGTCGTCATTCTCGTACACGCGAACAGAGTACTGTACGTCGTGACGCAAATGCACATCAGCC